AGGCTGACGCTGATATTATTAACAATCAAAAACAAAGTAAAGAGATGAAAAAAGAAAAGAAGACTGAAGTCCAGACATCGTTACTTGACAAGATGCTTGCGAAACTTGGTTTCAAGAGCCTCGAGGAAGTGAAGTTCGGTATGGACTTGAACACTGCTGACGGCAATGTGTTGACCGTCGAGCGTGAGGAAGGTTCTCCAGAGGTAGGCGACAAAGCCACACCTGATGGTGAGCATGTAATGCCTGATGGTTCTACCATCGTGGTAGTAGAAGGTGTCATCACCGAGATTAAGCCAGCTGATACGGGAGCTGACGGAGGCGGTGATGGAAAGAAGGGAGACGGTGACGATCCTGATGACGAGGTGGCTGCTCTCCAAGCCCGTATCGATGAACTGGAAGCAGAGAACGAAGACCTCAAGAAGCAGCTTGCAGAAGCTAGCAAGAATGCCAAGAGTCAAGAGGACTTGAAGGTATTGAATGCCGTTGCTATGGCTGGTGGTGTAGACAAGGTTCTCGCCAAAATCCAGTCTAACTACAAGCCTGCCACCCGTAAGGTTGACAAGGTTCCCGGTGAGAAGGAAGATGAGCTGACTGGTATGGCGAAAGAGCTCGCTGACCTGAAAGCTGGAAAGCTGCGTAACAAAGGCGGGAGATATATCCCGGTGAAGTCTGAATAATCAACAAAAGGAGAAATAACAAATGACAAAGTTTTTTCAAAATCTCTCTGTCAATCCAAAGGATGTGCAGAGCTTGAAAGACCTCATCCCTTATTCTATCGGTAAGGACGAGGAGTTTAACGATTACATCACATTGCGCAAGGTAAACAATGGCGACCCTATTGGCTTCTTTGGCGATGCTGATGATGTAGGTATCCAGGGCAGTGGTTGCGACCCAGAATATCAGGAGATTGGTATTGCCAACTCTCAGAAGCGTTGGACGCTTGGAGACTGGCAGATACCTCTCAAGATTTGCTACGAGTCTCTGGAAGGCACGATTGCAGAGTACACTCTGAAGACTGGCACCGAAATCGGTGACCTGACTACTGGTGAGTTCATGCAGTATATCCTGCGCCCTGCTCTTGAGAAGCAGATGAAGAGAATGATATGGCGTTTCGGTTGGTTTGGTGACACAGGCGCAAAGAATGTTAGCAATGGTGGTCAGATTACCGACAATACCCGTACGGCATTGTTCACTACCTGTGATGGTCTCTTCAAGCGTATCTTTGCTCAGTGTACAGCGAATGCTGACCAGCTGACTGCTATTGCTGCCAATGCAGAGACCACGTTCGCGCAGCAGAAGGCTGCCATGTTGGTGAAGGGTGTCGCTACTGGCATTCTCGACAATATGCTGATGGATGCAGACAGCCGTATCGTAAGTGATGGTGAAGCTGTCATCTACATGACCGACCTGTTCGGTAAGTGTCTTGCTCGTGACGTGAAGGAGCGCTGGAACATCAATATGCCATGGGAGAAGATTTTCGATGGTGTTGAGGTTGCGAAGTATGACACCGTTAAGGTTGTCCGTATCTCTATTTGGGACCGTATGATAGCTTCTTACGAGAAGGACGGTAACAAGCTGAACAAGCCATTCCGTGCTGTCTTCGGTAACAAGCGTCAGTTCATGGTAGGTACACCTGCCGATGGTCTTATCTCTGACCTTGACATCTGGTTCGATAAGAAGGAGCGCCGTAACTATATCTACTCTACAGGTAAGATTGGCACATCCCTGTTGGAGGATGATATGTTCCATGCTGCATACTAATCAATAGGAGGCTTGGATATGACTAAATTATGCGAAACATTGATTAAGAAGGATATCAGCTTCGACTGCGATGCGATGTCCGTGAAGGGCTTGGAGGCTGATGGTGTGATAGTCAACCGTAGCGATGTGGACTTCTCTGCAACCGTCTTCGATGATAATGCCAAGAATATCGTCAAGCAGCTGGTGTTGAAGTCTGGCAAGAAGGGCTATGAGGTAGTGCAGCTTGGTAACACTCCGTTTACCGGCACTACTAGCACGTTGGCTGTCGGAACTTACCGCAACTCGTGGACACATGAGATACCTATTGCTGTCCTTGCTAACGACCCAGATGTGTGTGAGAACATCATCGATGGTCTTGCTAACGGCACCTTCGTTCTTATTCTGCGTAATAAGGCAAAGGGTCAGCAAGGGAAGGGAGAGTATCAAATCTTCGGTTTCTACCAGGGACTGGTTGCCAGCGCTGGTACTAACGAGAAGTACAGTGATGAGACCGAGGGAGGTTGGCTGATGACCTTGCAGGAGACTAACTCTCCGAAGTCTGCTTTGTTCCTGTTCGACACTGACAGTGCTACGACACAGCAGAAATATGAAGCATTGAAGACTGAACCTAACGGCTAGGTATGAAAGTTGAAGATGCGAAGACTATAGTTGAAGAATTGAGGGGACGTTTCGATGCGCCCTTCAGTTCTTCTGATAAAGCGCATATTGTGAGATTGTACTGGGAGGTATTGGGTAAAGAGTTTAAGCCTACCACGTGCCAGCAGTGCTATCATGATGCGCTTATTGAGGTTTATCTATATCTAAAAAAGTACAACAAGATGAAAGACAAGTGCAATTATAGAATGCGTGCCGGCTTTATTATTAGCTGTCCGCGCTTTGCGAATGGTAAGATATATACCAACGACAACCTCACTGATGAAGTTGCAGAGGAATATCTTGCGCAGTTCCCGAAGAACGTTGATATGTTCCAGCAGTTGCCTAAAGACTTTAGCATTAAGAAGGTGCAGAAGAAGGTAGCCGAAAGGAACAAGAAGCAGGAGAAGCCAGCCAAGAAGCAGGAGAAGGTTGCCGAGCCTGAATTGGAGGGAAAGGTGTCTAAGTAAAAAGATGAGGGCTGAAGAATGAACGTTAAGAAAGCGAAGAAACCAGCAGCCCGCATTGAAGTGAACTATGCGAGTCGCTTCAAGATGCAGACGTATGGAGATGATAATCTCTACCCGCAGAACATCATGGCGATAACGAGTGCTAGTGGCACTGCCGAGTTGTGCCTGAACAGGTATGCTAAGTTTATAGAGGGCTTTGGTTTTGCCAACGACGCCCTTGCGAACTATAAGATAGACCGTGATGGGACAACCGCAGATATGCTGTTGCACGATGTCGCAAGCGACCTAGCAAAGTTCAGTGGCTTCGCCATCCATGTCAACTACAATGTATTGTGTCAGGTTACGGAGGTCCATTTCCTTCCGTTCGAGCAGTGCCGACTGGAGGAAGAGGACGACAATGGTAATGTGGCGCATATTCTGGTGCATCCTGACTGGAGAGGAAGGAAGACCAAGAGCGGAAAGATGTTCCAAGTGACGGAGAAGAATATCGACCGCATACATGTCTTCAATCCGAACCCTGCTGTGGTAGCTAGTCAGATAGCAGAAGCAGGAGGAGTCGAGAATTATAAAGGTCAGGTCTTATGGTGTTCGATGGATGGTAAGAACCAATATCCGACACCTATCTATGACAGTATCATCACCGACATCTCTACTGATGAAGGTCTAGCTAACATAAAGAATAGGAATGCCCGGAACAACTTCCTCGTGGCTTGCATGCTGATTGCCAAGAAGGGGCTGCCGAAGGTTGATGCAGAAGGCAGAGAGGAAGAGCGTCAGATGATTGCCGATGAGGACTTGATAAAGTTCCAGGGTGACACCAATGGTAGCAAGATACTCTATGTCGAGTTGGAGGACGATGAGGAGGAGCCGAAGGTGGTTGCTTTCCCGACTAAGAATTACGATAAGGAGTTCACTGCTACTGATGCAAGCGTAATAGAGCGTATCTATGCGCAGTTCCATCAAGAGCTGTTCTATTCAATCCGTATGGGCAAGCTGGGTTTCAGTGGTGATGTCATGGAGGATGCGTATCAGTACTATGCTGGTGAGGTTACTAACGAGCAGAGGTACATTGAGCGTTACTTCGTTCATCTATTCCAGAACTGGTATGATGACCTGTTGAAGAATGCTGATTTCACTATCCAGCCGTTAAAGTATATTTCTGCTAAGAACAATGGATAAACATTTAATCACGGCGGAGGAGTTCCAGGAA